ACCTACGCTGGCCCGGACTCGGCGGTGGTCATGCGCGAAGCCCTGCGCAGCCTGCAGGCCTATCTGGCCGAGGCCCACCGGATTGGTCGCGACGTCCCCGAGTCGGCCATCAAGGCCAAGCTGTTCGCCGATGGTGTGCAGCGCATCGAGCTGGATTCGCCTGCGGCTGACATTCGGATCAGCCGCACGCAGGCCGCCTACTGCACCGCGATCGACATCGTGCACGCCGGCATCGATGAGTAACTCCCCGCTGCCGCCCAATGCCACGCCGATGGAGCGCGCCCTGGCCGCCGTCGCCGATCGCCTGGAAGCGATCCCGCTGCCGTACCTGGATCTGTGGAATCCGGACACGTGCCCGGCCGGTCATTTGCCGTGGCTAGCCTGGACACTGTCGGTGGACGACTGGAAGGCCGACTGGAGCGATGCGGTCAAGCGCTCGCGCCTGCGCAGCGCCATGGGGATCCAGCGGCGCAAGGGCACGGCCAACAGCGTGCGTATGGTCGTCGAGTCGTTCGGCGGCGCGGTGGCCATCCGCGAGTGGTGGCAAACCGAGCCGCGCGGCCGGCCGCATACCTTCGAGCTCACGCTCACGCTGACCGGCACCGACGGCCAAACCGCCACCTCTCGCTTCGTCAATGAGGTCATTGCCGAAGTCGAGCGCACCAAGCCTGTCCGTTCCCACTTCACTTTCACCCAGGGATTCCAAGCAGAAGCCCGCGTCGGCGTACTCGCCGTTGCGAGGCCAGCCGTCTATCGACGGTTGCTGATGGACGCCCAGTAACTGGACACCGACATGCCCGGTCTCAAGCTCCAAGTCACCACCGCTGGCCGTGCCGCGCTGGTCAATGCTCCCAACACCGGCACCAATTCGGTGCTGATCAGCCATGTTGGCATCGCGAACGCGCCGTTTAGCGCCTCGGCCGCGTTGACCGCGTTACCTGGCGAAATCAAGCGTGTAGCAGCGGTTGGCGGGACCATTACCGCCGACGACACCATCCACGTGTCCATCCGCGATGAGTCCGATGCCGTCTATGACTGCTACGGGTTCGGCCTGTATCTGTCCAACGGCACATTGTTCGCCGTCTATAGCCAGCCGACGCTTCTACTGGGTAAGGCGGCCGCAGCCATGATGCTGCTCGCTCTCGATGCGGTGTTTGCTGACATCGACGTACAGCAAATCACATTCGGCGGCACCAACTTCACCGATCCTGCCGCCACGACTGACGTGGCCGGGATCGTCGAGCTAGCGACTGAAGAAGAAGCCGCTGCAGGCAACGACAAGATCCGCGTCATTACCGCATGGCTGTTGAAGAAGATCTTGGACGCTCGCCTGGGTGCCGGTGCGCCATCTACGTTCATTCGTGGACTGCTGGGCGTAACAAGCGCTGCGCTGCTGCGCACCGCACTCGAACTGAAGGACGCAGCCCTTAAGGACGAAGGTGCCGGCAACAATTTGGATGCCGACAAGCTCGACGGGCAGCACGGCGTTTACTACCGCGCGTGGGAAAATCTGACTGGCGTCCCTACCACAGCGACTACGTGGCCATCGTGGGACCAAGTCGGCAACAAGCCGCAAACCTTCACACCTGCGGACCACTCACACGCCAACTACGTGGCCAAGTCAGGGGACACGATGACCGGACAGCTCACCGTCACGCGTCTGGGGATCAACATCAGCGGCGGCGCACAGGGGGCGTTTGACGCCGTGGTCTCAAATGCCGGCCGCGTGCTCATGCGTGACTATGGCAACGGCACGCCTGTCATGGATTTCGTCAACACGGCGAACAATTCCTGGGTCGCAGGTCGCATCAGGACCGGCGCCAACGCGCTCCACCTCGAAACCACGCAGCTCGCCGTCACAGGTGCAGGCTCGTTCGGAGGGTCCGTGCACGCCGATAGCTTTGGCTCCGCATCGGGCTATTTCATCAGCAAGAGCAACGTCACTGTCCTCGGAGCTGAGGGTGGCACAAGTATCTATCTTCGACCCAACGGCGCTTTCAACGGCGCGGCAGAGGCCGTGCTGAACACCGCAGGAAGCCTACTGCTGAAGGCGACCGTGAGCAGTCCAGGCAACGGCGTCAACAGCTTTGCCCATCTGAGCTCCGGCAGCTTCGGTGGCGGCTTCGGACTGATCGACGGCGCCTACAACATCGGCTTTTGGAGCGAAAACGGTCACCTTCGTATCGGCATGGCGACCTACAACGGCGCATTGCAGCAGCGCATGGGGCTGACTACTTCTGGCGCGCTATCAGCCGTTGGCGGGTTTGACTTCGGCTCTTCCCGCAAGCTGAAAAACATCATCGGCGCACTACCCTACGGCTTGGCCGAGGTGGAACAGGTCACCACGCTGCTGGGGCGCTACAAGGAGCAGTACAACCCGGATGGCCGCGTGCGCCTGTTCTTCGATGCAGAGCAGCTGCTGGAGGTGATGCCCGAGACAGTGGATGCACATGGCGTGAGCTTTCAGGGCGAACTGGTCCCGGCAGTGCACATTGACCAGCTGCTACCCGTCGCCTTCAACGCCATCAAGCAACTATCCACTGCCATTCGACAGCTGCAGGCGGATCTCGCTGACCTACGCCCAGTCACTGACCCAACAGGTAGATCCCATGCAGAGTAATTCTCGAATCCGCACACTTGCGCCAGGCGTTGACGTTGAGCGCATCGCCGTGGAGTCCCATTTCTTCTACGATCCGCTGACCGGCGTGGCAAACGTAGTCTTCCAGGGCATGGAGTTTCTGCTGCTGGATGGCGCTGTGAACAAGATGTTGGATGGCCGGGAGCCGCTCACCACAACCTCAGATGCCATCGCGACGCGCATGTTCGCCGCCGGCCTTGCGGATCCTGTAACCGGCCAGGATCTGTCAAATGTCAGCGCTGCAGGCGTCGTCGTCTACCTGAAGGCCGTCTATGACCGCCTGCACAACGAGGCTGCTGCCGCCCTGCCGCCGGCGATTGCCTAATATGGCAACGGGATTTCGCACGGGCTCAGGGCTCGATTTCGATGATGTCTTCGACCTGTACGTGCAGGGTGACGTTGGCAGCGCATCGGGCTACCGCTCGAACGATGGCAACGACTTGCACCGTCGGTATGCACCGTTGGCATTTGGAGGCAGAGCGGCGGACGTTGGCTACCGTGACAATGCGGGTTCTGACCTCAGTAACCGATGGGCGAGAAAGGGCAGCGCGGTCTACACGCTGTCCAACAATGGCGTCCACTATTACGCGGGCAGCCAAGCCGCCACGTCCGAAGGCGGCAGCCAGACGGCAAGCGCATCGTTCTGGATTCGAGCGAATGGGACCTGGGCGATTGGCCTCTCTGGGAAAGCGGTGAGTGGTTCTCCAGCTTCCGGCACGTGGTTACCCAACGGTCAACCGGCGAGCAACTATGCTGTGCAGCTGGATTTTGCAGTGTCTTGGCTACGCGGCAATCGCAATGGGACATCTTCCAACACCGCCGCCAACTACTCGGCAATGACAGGCGACTACGGTTGCAGCATCACGTCCACAGCGCTCTCTGGATCAGGCAACGAGTGCTATGGAGAAGGCAGGCTGACCATTCGTATCCGCAACAATGTCACTGGCTATGTCTCTACCACTGCCATTTCGCTTGTCGCTGAAGCAGTAGGCTTCGCCTGACGCTTGGCCCAGCGCATACTGGCTTGCATAGAGCGGCGTGTACCTTCGCTCGATTGGATGCACCCGGCCGCGATCCGTGTAGCTACTCGTTCTACACATCAATTCGAGTGCGCCACAGCAAGCAGGCGCTGACCATGGCGGCATGGGCACCGCATCCTCCGCGCTGAGTAACACCATTCGCCTCGGCACCGTCGCCGAGGTGAACCTGGTGAACGCGCGATGCCGCGTGCAGGTCGGCGAGATGCTGACCGACTATCTGCCCTGGGTGGTCACGCTGGCCGGCAACACCATCATTTGGTCGGCGCCGGCAATCGGCGAACAGGTCGTCGTGCTGTCACCGGCCGGCGACCTGGCCGATGGCCTGGTGCTACGCGGCCTGTATTCCGATCAGTTTGCAGCTCCTGCCGCCTCCGACACGTTGCACGTGCTGCGCTTTGCCGATGGGGCGCAGCTGCAGTACGACACCGACGCGCACGCGCTGCAGGCGACCTTGCCCAGCGGCGGTACCGCGACCATTACGGCCGATGGCGGCATCACGCTCAACGGCCCGCTGACTGTCAACGGCACAACCCAACTCAATGGCGACACCAGCATCACCGGTACCGCGACCGCGACCACCGACGTGTTCGGCGGCGGGATCAGCCTCAAGAACCACAAGACCACCGGCGTGACCGCCGGCAGCGCGCTCAGCGGCGGCCCGCAGTGATCGGCGTCGATGCCACCACCGGGCGTGTGATCGAGGGCGAGCAGCACTTGGCCCAGTCGATCGCCTGCATCCTCACCACGCCCATCGGCACACGTGAGCAGCGTCGTGACTTCGGCTCGCTACTGCCGGAGCTGATCGACCAGCCGTTCAACGGCCCCACCCGCACGCTGCTCTACGGCGCCACCGCCACCGCGTTGATGCGCTGGGAGCCGCGCCTGCGGCTGACCCGCGTCGACCTGGTCGTCGGTGATGCACCCGGCAACTTCGTGCTGACCATCGAAGGCCAGCGCACCGACGTTGCTCCAGCAAACGCCCGCACACGCCTGACTACCCCGCTCCGCTTCCGCTCGTCCTGATCGAGGAACCTAATGTCCACTGCCTACCACCACGGCGTCCGCGTCATCGAAGTCAGCGCGGGCACGCGCACCATCCGCACTGTCTCCACTGCTGTCGTTGGCTTGGTCGCCACGGCTTCTGATGCGGATGAGAAAATCTTCCCGCTGAACAAGGCGGTGCTGATCACCGATGTGCTGGGTGCTGTCGCCAGCGCTGGCATCAAGGGCACGCTGCGCGCCGCGCTGCAGGGCATCGCCGACCAGACCAACCCGGTGACCATCGTTGTGCGTGTGGCCGAGGACGCAGATGCGGCCAAGACCACCAGCAACGTCATTGGCGAGGCCAAGTCCAGCGGCTACACCGGCCTGTATGCCTTGCTCTCCGCGCAGGCAAAGCTGGGCGTGCGACCACGCATCCTGGGCGCCCCGGGTCTGGACACACTTGAGGTGGCCAAGGCGCTAGCGACTGTCGCCAGGAAGCTGCGCGCCATGGCGTATGTGCGGCCGGTCGCCGATACCGTGGCCGAGGCGGTCACGTATCGCGGCCAGTTCGGCGATCGCGAGCTGATGCTGATTTGGCCGGACTTCCTGGCCTTTGACACTGCCACCAGCACCACGACGGCGGCGTATGCCACCGCGCGTGCGCTCGGCCTGCGCGCCAAGATCGACACCGAGCAGGGCTGGCACAAGAGCCTGTCCAACGTGCCCGTGGCCGGCGTCACCGGCATTTCCAAGGACGTACATTGGGATCTGCAAGATCCGGCCACCGATGCCGGTGTGCTCAACGAGGGCGACATCACCACGCTGGTGACTTTCAACGGCCAACGCTTCTGGGGATCGCGCACGTGCGCGGAGGACACGATGTTCGCCTTCGAAACGGCCACGCGCACCGCGCAGATCCTGGCCGACACCATCGCCGAGGGTGTGGCGTTCTACGTCGACAAGCCGATGCATCCCTCGCTGGTCAAAGACCTGCTGGAAACGATCAACGCCAAGTTCCGCGACCTGAAGTCGTCGGGCTATCTGATCGATGCCAACGCCTGGTACGACGGCACCGTCAACAGCGCAACCACGCTCGCCGATGGCGCGCTGCGCATCGACTACGACTACACACCGGTACCGCCGCTGGAGAACCTACAGCTGTACCAGAAGATCACCACCAGCTACCTGGCCGACTTCGCCGAGCGCGTGAACGCGTAACGCACCCGACCTGATTCCCGGAGAACCCCATGGCGTTGCCCAAGAAACTCAAGGCGCTCAACCTGTTCAACGACGGTGAGAGCTATCTCGGCCAAGTAGTCGAAGTGAAGCTGCCCACGCTGTCCCGCAAGATGGAGGAATACCGCGGCGGCGGCATGAATGGCCCGGTCGATATCGACTTCGGGCAGGAGAAGATCGAGCTCGAATGGAAGTGCGGCGGCCTGATGCGCGGCGTGCTCAATCAGTACGGCGCCACCACGCACAACGCCGTGCAGCTGCGCTTTGCCGGCGCCTACCAGCGCGACGACACCGCCGAGGTGGATGCGGTGGAAGTGGTCGTGCGCGGCCGCCACAGCGAGATTGATCCGGGCACTTGCAAGTCCGGTGATGACACCGAGTTTTCGGTCAAGACCTCGGCCAGCTACTACAAGCTGACCATCAACGGCGCCACCGTCATCGAGATCGATCTGGTCAACATGACCGAGATCGTCAACGGCGTGGATCTGCTCGCCGCCCAACGCCGCGCCATCGGCGCCTGACCCTTCCGGCCTGGCGCCGCCGGGCCTTCGCCCTGAGACCTTCCGATGACGCCGACCTTTTCCCCAGCCGTTTCCCTCGACCAGCCCATCGTGCGCGGTGAGCAGACCATCACCCAGATCAAGGTGCGCAAGCCCGGTGCCGGCGAGCTGCGTGGCCTGAAGCTCACCGACGTGCTGCAGCTGGATGTCACCGCACTGGCGACGCTGCTGCCGCGTATTTCCTCGCCCACCCTGACCACCGCCGACGTCAATGCGATGGATCCGGCCGACCTGCTGGCCGTGGGCCAGGAGGTGCAGGTTTTTTTCTTGCCGAAGGCCCAGAGGGAAGCGGATTTCCCGACTGCGTAGAGGATGCGATGGCCGACATCGCGGCCATCTTCCACTGGCCGCCGTCTGAAATGGACGGCTGGTCGCTGCACGAACTCACGGCGTGGCGCGAGCGTGCCCGCCTGCGAAGCGGAGCCGAATGATGCCCCACCCAACGCACCAGGCCGCCTAAATGGCGGCCTCCGACAATCTGCGCCTGCAGGTCATCCTGGCCGCCGTCGATCGCGCCACCGG